TGAAAATAAATAAAATAAAATAATTGTTTACATTTGACCCAAACTATGATATAATATTACATTATTAGGAGATATAAATGACCACTAAAATTAAACCAAAAGCTAAGCCACACTATGTCAATAACAAGGAATTCTCACTAGCAGCAGTTGAGTACGTTAAGACCGTAATAGAAGCTAAATCTAATGACACTCAAATCCCTAAGGTTCCAGATTACGTTGCTACATGTTTCATGAAAATATCTGAAGGACTGTCTCACAGACCGAACTTTGTTCGGTACACTTATAGAGAAGAGATGGTAATGGATGGTGTTGAAAACTGTCTAAGAGCTATTAATAACTATAAGATTGAAACTGCTACTAGAACTGGTAATCCAAACGCATTCTCTTACTTTACTCAAATTTGTTTCTTTGCTTTTATTAGGCGTATTACTAAAGAAAAGAAGCAACAAGAAATCAAATTTAGATACATCGAAAAGATGGGTATTGAAGATTTTGCTGCTATGGGTATGGATGATAATGGTGCAGCTCAAACATTAGAATATGTAGATACCTTAAGGCAAAGAATCGATCAGATTAGAACTAAAGACACTAAGATTAAAGAGTTCGCAAAGATCGAAAAAGATAAAGAAAAACTAGAATTGTTTATGGTGTAATTATGAAAGTTGCTATATTAAATGATACACATTGTGGCGTAAGAAATTCATCCGATATTTTTTTAAACTATCAGGAAAGATTTTATGGAGAAATATTTTTTCCATACCTAAAAGAGCATGGTATTACAAATATTTTACACTTAGGAGATTATTACGAGCATCGTAAGTTTGTTAACTTTAAAGCTCTTAATGCTAATCGTAAACACTTCTTAGAACCAATGCGCGAAATGGGTATTACTATGGACATTATTCCTGGTAACCACGACGTATATTTCAAAAATACTAATGAACTATGTTCACTTAAAGAACTACTTGGTTACTTTACATCCAACGTTAATATTATAATGAAACCTACAGTATTAGATTATGATGGTTTGAAGGTTGGTGTATTACCTTGGATTAATAGCGCAAACTATGAAGAATATACTAAATGGGCTATGACTTGTAATGCTTCTATTCTTGGTGCTCATCTTGAGTTAAAGGGTTTTGAACTCATGGCTGGTATAACTAATCCTCATGGTATGAACGCTGATATCTTTTCTAGATTTGAAAGCGTATTAACCGGTCATTTTCATACTAAATCAAGTCAGGGAAACGTTCATTATCTGGGTAACCAAATGGAATTTACTTGGTCTGATTGTGATGACCCTAAGTACTTCCACATCTTAGATACTGAAACTCGTGAAGTAACTCCAGTACGTAATCCTATTACTATGTTTAAAAAGATAGTATATGATGATGCTAAGACTGACTATAATACTATTGACGTTTCAGAGTTTGAACATAAATTTATTAAGCTTATTGTTGTAAATAAAACTGATCTCTACATGTTTGATAGATTCGTTGATAAGTTACAAAGCATCGAAACATATGAACTTAAAATCGCTGAAACGTTTGAAGAATACCTAGGCGACAATGTTGAAGATAATAAAGTATCGCTTGAAGATACTGGAGTCTTATTAGACACATATGTTGATGCTGTTGAAACTGATTTAGACAAAGACCACATCAAAGTTGAATTAAGAAAACTATATACTGAAGCACAAAACTTGGAGGTGGTGTAATGTATCAACAGTCTTTAGACTTGCAATTCCCGCTTACGCAACAATTAAACCTTGACCTAAATGTTTCTGAAGAAATAATGACCTACCTCGGGTCCCCTTATACTGTTAACAGTGAATTGATAATGACTGATGGTTTCAATGGAACTGTTAATTCATATTTTACTGTTGATAATACAAACGGCTTGGAGCAGGTAAGGATAGACGATTCAGGACTAAGTATTAACGTAGAAAACAAGTCTTGGTTAAAAGCTAAAGTTGCTAATTGGTTAGGATTAAAATATCTATGATACATTTTAAGTCGGTCTCATGGAAGAACTTTCTTTCAACGGGCAATGATACAATTAAAGTACAATTAGATAGAACACCATCAACTCTTGTAGTAGGTTCGAATGGTGCTGGTAAATCTACAATGCTGGATGCTCTTTCCTTTGGTCTATTTGGTAAACCTCATAGAGATATTAAAAAGGATCAATTAGTTAATAGTATCAATAAGAAGGGTACCATTGTAGAAGTCGAGTTTAATGTTGGTAATTCAGAGTTTAGAATTCATAGAACTATTAAGCCTGGTAAGTTTGAAATCTATCAAAACGGCAATATGATCAATCAGTCTTCAAATGCTCGTGATTATCAGAAATTCTTAGAACAAAATATACTTAAGTTGAATCATAAATCGTTTCATCAGGTTGTTGTGTCGGGTAGTAGTTCGTTTATTCCTTTTATGCAATTACAAGTTGGTCAACGTAGAGAAGTTATTGAAGATCTATTAGATATTAATATTTTTAGTAAAATGAATTCGTTATTGAAAGAGCGTAATTCTAAAATCAAAGAAGAACTATCTGAAATAAATCATTCATTAGATTTATATAAAACTAAAATTGATACTCAGAACAAATATATCAGAGACCTTCAGTCTATTAATAAAGATATGATTAAGTCTAAGGAAGATTCTGTATCGTTATATGAGGTCGAGGTTAAAGGTTTAGTAAGCCAATCTACTGAACTTGGAAAAAATCTTGACGCTTTAACAGAAATAGAAAACTCTAAGCATGAAGATCTTAATAGAAAAATATCTGATATTAAATCTGAAGACCGAGTATACAAATCTAAAATAAAAGATCTTGTAAGTAACGCTAAGTTTTTTGAAGATCATAAACATTGTCCTACGTGCGATCAAAATATTGATAATTCTATTAAAGAGAATAAATTGCTTGATATCAGAAGTTCTGCTGCTAGTATTCAAAAGGGCATGAAAGAATTAGAAGCTGATAATATTACTACATCAGCTCATTTAGTTGATTGTCAGAATAACATGAAACACCTTTTAGCTAAGCAACGACATATTAATAGTAATAATGATAAGATTAATTTGATCCAAAAGCAAATTGAAAAGATTCAGAAAGAAATTAGTACATTGTTACAATCATCAGGTGATATTAAAACTGCTAAGAATGAACTTGATGATTTAAGAGACTCTAAGGATACTGTTACCGAAAAGAAACTTGCTTATGTTGAAGAACGTACATATAACGAAGTAATCGGCGAAATGCTTAAAGACACTGGTATTAAGACTAAAGTTATTAAACAGTATTTGCCAGTAATGAATAGACTTATTAATCAGTATCTTCAAGTCTTAGATTTCTTTGTTGCGTTCCATCTTGATGAAAGCTTTACTGAAACTATTAGATCGCGTCATAGAGATGCATTTAACTATACATCTTTTAGTGAAGGCGAGAAACAACGTATCGATTTGGCTTTGCTCTTTACTTGGAGACAAATTGCTAAGATGAAGAACTCTGCGGCAACTAATCTTTTAGTATTGGACGAAACCTTTGATTCTTCTTTAGACCACGATGGTATAGATAATTTGACTAAGATTCTAAATACACTCGAAGATGGCACTAATGTCTTTATTATCTCACATAAGGGCGACATACTAGAGAATAAGTTTAGATCTAAGATTGAGTTTATCAAAGAAAGAAACTTTTCCAAGATTAAATAGTTATAAGCATATAACAAAATGATCTAAAAAGATGTGAATCATTTGTATACAAGGCCCCTAAACTATGATATAATATACATATTATACGGAAAGGGGCAATATATGTATCATAATTCTAGCTTACCAAAACTCTTAGCGAAAGAGAATATCTCTATCAGACATGGCAATTATAAGACTCCATGGTTTGATATCAAGAATCGAGTGCTTGGTCTTCCTTTGTGGAAAGATATGGGTAAAGACGTATATGATCTATTTGTAGGTCATGAAGTTGGTCACGCATTAGAAACTCCATACGAAGGCTGGCATGATAGTCCTGAGAAATTAGTTGGATGTCCTAGGTCATACATCAATGTCGTAGAAGATGCTAGGATTGAACGAAAAGTCAAATCACGTTATCCTGGTTTAGTTGGTCCATTTTCTAGAGCATATGCTAAATTATTTGATGATAACTTCTTTGGTACTAATGATATTGATATGTCATCACTAAGAATTATTGATAAGATTAATCTTCAAGCTAAAGTTGGAGCTCACATAGAGCTTGAGTTTAATGATGAAGAACAAGTCTTTATGGATAGAGCAAATACAACTGAAGATTTTCAAGAAGTTCTTGATCTTGTTAAAGATATCGTAGCTTATGACAAATCATTAGAAGAAGACGAAGAAGATAA